GTTGTAGGATAGTTTACGTCAACTTCCCAGGTATGTACTTCCATGTTCTTTAGTGTAGGGAAATCCAATGGTGATTCTTGTATTGGTGTTTTCTTACCTGCTGAACAGCTCTTTAGACTAAATCTTTCTAAACAAGTTTTCATTTGAGCTTCACAACCTTCTGGTAGCTCTCCTGCAACCTTGATTAAAAAGCTATAAACTTTTTTTGATTCTGTTAAAATATCGCTAAATGATCTCATGTTAACTATCCTATTATATGTTATTTATCCTTATCAAGACCTTTTAGACGCTCTAAGAGACTGTTGCGATCAGTAACTACGTAACCTTCTCCACTAATTAATCCGTCGTCTACACCGCTATTTTCTTTGTCCATTTTTTCTTTTTTGAGTTGCAGTTCAATCATTTTTAATTTTTTATCTAATTTAGCAGTTTTTGCATCTAAGCCAGTCTTGAGCATATTACCTGCAACTTCAAATACTCTGCCACTATAACGACTTTCAACATTCATTCCTAATGTCATTAGATCTTCGTATGCGTTTAAAGCACGGTCTGCAATGTCTTCTAATTCTTCATCTGCTTTATCACCAAGCCCTTTTACATGCGGTAACGCTGCTGAAATTTTATCAAATTCAGCCATTGTATTAAACGTTTCTTGACGTTCTACATCATGCTTCTTTTGATCTTTTTCTTGTGACTCAGCTTTTTCTATAATTTCTTTTGAATCAGGTAAGTCTAATAATTCTTCTAATTTTTTAGTCATAGTAACACACCAATTATGTAGTAATATTTATATCTTTAGAATAACCTAGTAATTTAAAATCATCTTCGTATATATTGTATACTATCTTTTCACAATGTTTATTATAGTATCGTCTATATGTACTTGGGCCTGTTTTGTTTAAATGATATAAGTCTTCTGTTGTTCCTAAACATTCTTTAATAAAACTGTTTAATTTATCCAATTCTTCAAATCTAAATAATATATCAACCGGAACATATGGATGTTGTGGCCGGCCTAAAGGAACATGAGGTAATTGGTTACAAAATTCTCTAAATGACATTGGACCATATTGATTTTTCCAGTTGTGGTACCAGTCAAGATTTGAAACAGTATTAAAGAACGGGTCTGATTGTTTTGCTAATTTTCTAATATCACTTTCGTATAGATATCTATATAAACTTACTACACGCGAATAGGGATTTCTTGAAATAGCAAATGTTGTACCTAAGTCTTTGCCTAGTGATCTTATTTCTTCAACTGTTGCATGAGAATCATCATGTAAGGTATAGTATTCTTTTGCATGTTTGAATATATATGCGCTGACACTTTTTCCTGCGGTTTTTGGAATGTGGATAAAAGTATATTTCTCATTGTTTTTTCCTATAAATGTTATATTCATCTACGGCGACCTTTATGAAAGATATCGCCCTCGTTTACTACTCTAAAGAAAATCCCCTTTTGTTTACACCAAACTCTTGCTGCTTCCCACTTTGCTTGATTAATAATCCAGTGTGCTTGATTGGCTCTACTTCGTCCTAGTTTTTCTTTAACTGTTTGATTTTCTGGTTTCACTTCTATAAGTTCAACTCTTTGCTTACCGTCTTTTCCGCCATAAGCAATAAAGAAATCAGGAACATAAATTGTATATTTTCCTGTTAGAGGATTTCTATAAGGTATTTGTACTGCTTCACTTGCCCATTGAGTTACGCTTTTATGCTCGTCACAAAACTTCATAAATGCAAACTCCCAACTACTACGATATGTAGGAATTTTTGATCCTATATATTTTTCTGGGTTTTGTAGTTTGAACTTACCTTGTGCAAATCTAGCCATTACTTGTATCGAAGACTAACTCCGCCTCTTAGATTTAATCTTCCTCGAAGTGTGCGTAGTCTAGGAACAAGCGGGAATGTACTTTGGTCAATAGTGCCTTGGTATAATACTCGAGGAGAGCCGCCTTCTAGGCTTTCGTAGTCATACCATCCATTACTTGTTGCAGTTGTAGTTTCTGAACCGTAATAAAAGTCCTCAGTTGGTGCAGCATTTAGTGCTTGTAAATAATCTTTTACATTATTCCAGGTCCAATTTCTATTGTGTTCTAATGCTGTAGCTAAGAATCCTGATGCCACCGGACATGCTGCACTTGTGCCGCCGAAGGAACAATCTGTTGCTATGCCGCTATTATATGTAAATCCTGAATATGTTCCGGGGTATCTACCTTCAGCAGTATAACTATGATTTGCTGCTAATGTTCCGTCTGCAGGTGCATAACAATCTATAGTATTGCCTCTGTTGCTGTAGTTTACTTTACGTTCTTTTAAACCGTCAACAGTTGTTTCAAAATCGTCGTCTAATGCTCCAACTGCAATTACTGGATAGTTGTATTCTAAGTCTGCTCCCATTTGTGTCGGAAAGCCTCGTCTATTTGTAGTACCATATACAGGTAAACCAAATTCAAAAAAAGTAGTCTGTGATATAGTATCATTTAGATTAGTATGAATATAATTGTTAAAATCAGGATGTCCTAGATTGACTGCTTTTTGATTACTATTGCCTGCCGCAGCAACAAATATTACTCCTGCATCAATCATTTCTTTTCCAGCTGTTGTCAAAGTATTAGGTTTCATTTCACTAGACCAGCGGCCGCCGTCACCAGTTATACCCATATGTGCAATAAATGGAGGCTCGTTTGATACGCCTGAATAAGCAGTTGATGTACCTCTAAAAGTGTAAAAACTTCCACCTTTATTACTTGCTCTATAACCCCAGCTGTTTGAACTTATTGTAGGATTTTGTGTTCCGTATTTTGGATTAATTGGTTTATTAACATGAAAAATTTTCATCATATCAAAACATGGTTCAATGTCAGTTCCGTTATAATTAATATTCTGTACAAACCATTTATTAGCATTGTATGCCCAGCCTTGGCTTCGACCGACTGTTAGTGCTGTACACGGTGTTCCGTGTCTGCCGTAGGTTGATCTAGTAGTATTAGTACCGTTGTTTAGAGCTCTAGTATAACCACTATTAATAATACTAGGTACAGTGCCTATATTAGCAAACTTTGCACTTCTGTAATTAGAATAACTCCACCATCGCTTTGCTGCTGTTTCTGTAGGAACAATAGTTCCGTCCCAGCGTGTTTCTAGTAAGTTATCAGGATCAGAATTAAAATAATCTGGATCTATGTAGTAAGGTGCATCTAAGCATAAGTCTAATAAGTCGCAATCGCCATCACCTGGTAGTACATTTCCGCCTACATAATTTTCAGGTTTTGGCATATCTGTAGTTCTGTTAAATTCAGGATGTCCAAACCAGCAACCATCGTCGCACACAATTACATCAACATTTTTACCAGATCCTTGTGCTCTAATGTTTGATTGATAAACATATGCATCATTACGATTATCTTCTAACCAAGGCTCAGCTTCTTGTGTTAAACGCAATAATTGATAACCTGTTCTATTATCATCCGTTGCATTAGGTGATCCAGGAAGCAAGTTATTATTTTCAAAGTCTCGATAATTTTTTACAGTTGTGTTATATCTATTAAAAAAAGCAACCGGTGTAGTAACAATATCATCTGCATCTGCTTTATATATTTCTGGATATAATGTATAATCAACGTCTATAAGATTAACATCACTGTGATGCTTTAATTGATCAACTTCTTCGTCTGTTAAAAGGAATGTTCCTCTTGTTGGAGAATGAGGTTTATCATCATAACAGGTGCAAGCTCTATCTGGAATATGATCTTCGCCGTCTGTTGTTCTGCACAGTAAGTCGTGTACTCTTTGAAAACCTTCAGCATCATGCGTTGATATCTGATAATACTTCTCGCTCATTTATTGCTCCGTTAGTAACCAGAAATTGTAACACTTAGTGGATTGCTTGTATATGTTATTTGCCCTGTAATACGAACTAAGCCGTAATTGTTATCCGGTGATCTTACAATTACTTTCATGTTTGTTCCGTCATATTCAACTGTACAGTCTGAATATATTTCAGTTTCTCCAATTGAACCAATTTCTTTAGTTTGATACATACCATTTAGCCCTGTAGAAGAAAACAAGAATTTTTTAACTACAAATAAATCATTATCTGTACTATTCATTGTTAATAAAATTTCACCGCCTGTTGTATATCTTTCAAGTTGTTTAGTCCATACTGTTTGTATAAAATCTGTACTGTCAGTATCAGCTGAACTAGGATCAATAACACTATAGATCGAATCTGTAATTACAATTGGAATAAATGAATCAGCAGATGATTGGCCGCCTTGTCTAATTTCGCCCTCTACATCAGTTGTAGATTTTATTCTAGTATTAGCTGAAGCAATAACTAAACTATTTGTTGCTGTAAGTGTTAGATCATTTTCTGAAAATAACTCCGGGTCACCTACTGCTTCTGTTATTATTTCACTTATGGTAATAGTGGATGCAAAAATATCATTAGTAACAGTAAGGTCATTTTGTACTGTCATATTGCTTTCTGCAATAACACTCGGTGTTATAGTAATAGCACTAGAATCATCTGTATCAATATTACTGTTAGCTATTGTAAAGTTACCAATAGTATCAGTATCAATAGTTTCAAATGTATAAGTGCCTGCACCGTCTGTTGTAAGTACTTGTCCAGCTGTACCTTCTGCAATTCCTAAGTTAATTAACCTTAGTCCGCCTAGCTGTGCTGCTACATATGTTTTAACTGCACGTTCAGTAACCAATGCACTTGCACTGTTATCAGTCATAGTATCGTCATTACTAAATTCGTCAATAGTAACACCTAATGACATGCTAAGTGATGATAGACTACTAAATGCAGTAGGTTTGTTAGATAGATCTAAATAGTCTCTTGAGAATAATAAATTATTAGCATCAGTTAGATCCGACAAGTCAGCAGGAATACTAGGAAGATTTGCTAAACTATCATAATCGCCATCAAACAATAATGTATCATTATCAGTTAAATCTGATAAGTCTGCTGGTATAGCAGGCTTGCCTGTTAAATCTGCATAAGCACCACTAAACAATGAAGGCGTGCCTGTTAGGTCTTCATAACGACCAGTAAATGCATCATTGATGCCGTAACCTGCAAGTGTTGTTGGTTTATTAGTAACATTAATAAAGTCAATACTAGTAGCTTGAATATCTCTAAAAGTAAAGTTACCTGTACCGTCTGTACTTAGAACTTGTCCTGCACTACCATCAACTATTCCTAAGTCAGTAATAGCACTAGGCAAAGTAGGTCTGTTTCTTAGATCTGAATAGTTACCTGTGTATGCAACAGCATCTAAAGGATCATCATAATTAGTAATATTGTCCGCTGGATCTGAAGTTAATAACTTTCTCCACTGATTGGCATGTGCATAATATAAAGATCCTGTTTCGTGAACGTGTGCAACCATACCATGATAGGTAGATGCACTAACTGCTTGCAAGTCTTGTTCTGTTTCAAATAAGTTGCTATAGAATATTTTATTAGGACCAAAATCTATATCAGTGTTTAAAAGATTTTCGCTGTCACCTAAAACTGAATAAAGTTCGTTAAAGTTTTGATTAATTTTTCCACCGGCGGTTCTTAGACCATCACCCGATCCATCATTGGGCGCATTACCTGTATTAATAATTTGTTTTGCCATTCTTTATTCTCCGTCGAAGGTAATTGTGTCTGAATCAAACGTAAAGCCAGTGGCACTGAAATTTGTTTCTACGTTTGTATTTATGAATACCTGCTCAGGTGTACCTTCAATAATGTTTCTCTTCTCGTATTTTGTAATTGATGTGTCTCTTTTAAACCCAACTGCACTAGTTCTTTTTCTATTGTAGTTTAGTATTTCTGCAATAACTGCACTTAGCTGTAATTCTTCTAATCCTCGTAATGTTTGTATAAGACTATACACATCTACATTGTCAGTTTTTGCTTGATTTAAAAGTACTGTTGACACTGAAAGTGCAGCACTTCTATCAAAGCCTCTAGATTCAAAAAAACCTAAAACAGTTGACAAATCATTGTCAGTTAAACTAACAGGCTGTGAATAGTATTTGTCAAAAAACAGTGTTACATCTCTGTCAGATCTTTTTGAAATATTTCGTATTGGTAATCCGCTCATGTTGTTGTATCCAGTACCTTATTTCTATATAATTGTTTACTTCCATCTGGAAGTGCATTCCAAGCAGCGTTTGCACCATTAACACCGTTGCTGCCACCGTCATTTAAAAAATCATTTAGAAAAAGATTTCTAGCACTATCTTCTAATTGTATTGGGTTTTCTAGTAGTTGCTGTCTTTGAGTATTTTCTGAATTAGGTGCTGTTATCAAGTTAGGACTAGTAGTAGCCAAAGTAGTATTATTAGCGTTAGCGCCACCTGGCCCTGATGTTTTTGGCACTACAGTATCTGTAAGACCACTTGTAACATTTGATGACGAACGTGAAACATCTGATAGTATATCTCCAGCTATTCCTTTTAGTTCTTCTGCTACACCTGCTCTTGATAACTCTGATATATTTCTTATTAATTGAAATCCTGCAAATCCTGCTTCAAGCGGACTGTTAAAATTAGAACCTTTTGATATAAAGTCAGCTAGGTCTGCACCTGCACCAAATATACCATCTATTCCTAATGTGCCTCCGCCAAGCAAACTAATAGGTGACGGTTGTGTATCGTAATGTGATGGATCTCCAAATCCTTTTGGATCAGCAGCACTTGAAGAAGTATTAACAGTACCTCGACTGTAATGCACTGCTTCATACGCAACAGTAATAGAGTTTTGCATCATACCACTGCCGTCTGCATTATCAACACTATCATGTTGCCATTGTGTAATGATTGGATTTACAATAGTATATGTTGTATAATTTTTTTTGGCTAATTGACTTATTTCTATCTTTTTAAAGAATGGTACACTAATGGCATTGTCAAGACCATATTTAAATTGATTACGTCCTGAGCCTTGATATGTATTATCGCCTGCACCTGCTTTATTGAATGCTCCTGGATTTCGTCCATAGCTTGCATCTGCATAATAATATCTGTAGTATGCTTCTAATAATGCTGTAGTAACACCAAAGTTATCATCATGGAATGTAATGTTAATTGGTTCGTATTGAATACCTGTTTGTATATTTTTCTTTCTATTGTATTTGTTTCTAGTTTCTACAATAGCAGTATATCTAGGAAGATCTGCTGCCTTCACAAGCATACCTATTTCTAAGTTATGCTTATCTTTTAGTTCAGGTAATATTGATCTTACAACAGGATCTAATTCAAAATATACATGATATAAGAATTTTTGTTTGGGAGCAAAACGTAGGTCGTTATCAACATACAGTCTAGCCGCATGTTGCCAATCACCAACAGTTCCTTTAGGACCTAGCAGTCCTGATAATAAATTGTCTAAAAATCCATTAGATACGTGTGCCATACAAATATTTATCCATATCTATTATGTACGCAGATAATAAAAAAGGGAGCCTAAGCCCCCTTTTAATTGGTTTTGATAATTTTTTATGCGCCGCCGCCGGTAATAAGTGTACCTAGTGTACGTCCTACCGCTGTACCAATACCAGTGTCACTTGGTGTTTGTACTGCGTTATCGTATTGGATTTCTAGTGTAACTGTTACTGGTTCGTTGTTACTGTATGCAAGTGTATTGTAGTTTGCATTTGTTACAAAGCAACCATATAGTTCAAAAGTTTCAAGTACGTTTGGTGTGTTAGCACCGTTACCGCCGTCTAAGATTTCAATACGTGTTGTAAATTTGTAATCTTGTCCTGATGCAGCACTTGACTGTTCGAAGAAATCGAACTGCTTCTGTAGTTGTTCGCCGACTAGCTTCTGTACAGCATTGTTTACATCTTCACGTAAGTTCAATGTAATTGGTGACCACGTATGCTTACCTGCTAGATATGCTTTTGAGTTGTATGCATGAATTTCCATTGGCTCAAATGCAACAGTAGGACGAGTTACGTCAATTACTTGTTTAGTAAGTTCTGTAGTCGGTGTGCTCACACCAAAGTTTTCCAGCGACACTCTAAAGCGGTACTGGAGCTTTGGCATCAACAAACCTTGTGTACTAGCACTGTCACCGCCTGCTAAAGGCACTGTAATTTTTGATAGTGTTGAAATTGCCATTTAATTTGCTCCTAAGTTAAAAGTATTTATCATTTTATAGCTCTGCTATTTCGCCTGTATTTTTCAATCTTAGCGGAATGTAAATAAACTCAATGCTCTTAACAGGTTCAATAGCAACGTCTACATAAAGTTCGTTTCTATCAATCCTTGATGGAGTATTATTTGTTTCATCACAAACAACTAGGAAGTCAAATAGTGCTCTTTGTCCTACAAGTTCAAGCAGTAAACTTTCAACTTGACCTTTGATCTCATCACGTGTGATCTTATCATTTGGTTCAAAGATATAAGGCTTAGCAAGTTGATTTAGCTGGCTACGTAAGTAAATAACCAAACGTGCTACGTTAATTCTGTCTAGTGAACTAGAACCTCTTGAACGAGTCTTCTGACCAAAGTTAACAAGTCCTGCACCTGTAATAAACGTAATTGGGTTTACTCCTTGTGCATACAATGTATCTCTTTGTCCTTCGTTCAATGCAATAGTTACAAATTCACCTTCGTCATTAATATAACCTGTTGCGCTTGCATTTGTAATGCCACCACGTCTTGTACCTGCTGGTGCAAACCATGGATAGCTAACTTGATCACTTAGTGCCATTGTACGTAGCATCATATGACTTGGTGGAACAACAATATTATTACCAAAGTTGTCGCTTGTGAATCCTGATGGATAAAAGATTCCTAAGTAATCATCTCTGCTTACTAGTCCGTCATCGTTATCTTCAGGTGCTAACTTAGCATTAGTTGCCCATTCATTCAATGATGTTGCATCTGGCTTCAATCTCATTGGTGCATCACCTACAACAAATCCAGTTAATCCTCTGTCAAAGTTTAGGTTGATCATTTCGCCAATTAGTTCTGGATAACCTGGGCAAGAAATCAAGTTAAAGATACGTGCTTCATCGTCTCTAATTTCGTCATTATTATTAACAACTGCTTGTAGAGCCTGTACAATAACTTTACGCTGTGCTTTGCGTCCGAAGCTACCTGATCCGTCTGCTTGGTTTCCTGATTCAGTGACCCAACGATCCTTGTTGTATGGTTCGCCGTTAACATTACTCATGTCTTCTTCTTTGTGACGTAAGTTTTTCTCAGCAGTGTTAATGTAGTTTTTAACAAACTTTTTAACATTGAATCCGCTTCTGCGTGTGTTAACTAACAACATACCTTTTGGATATAGTGCTGGATCTGGAGCATCTGGATCTAAGTAATTGTTTGATAATAGATCTTTAATCGATGCTGCTGTGTTTCCGCTTGGACCACTTGTTCCATAACGTGCATCAGCAAATATTACACCATTTTCTGTTGTACCGTCTGACTTATCTAATAATTCCCAAGCATCAGTTGCTTTTCTATAACGATAAATCATTGGATAGTTTTCTAAGTCTGAGCTGTCAATCCATAAATCGCCATTTGCTAGTTCAGTTCCATCTGATTGTTTAGATGGCTGTGATGCTGCAATAATTGGACCATTTGGATCAGTCTTTTCTGACGCAACAGCTGAGTAGTAAGGAGCAGCGTCACCAAAGTTAATACTGTCGCTACCATCATATTGATAACCTACCCAAGTAGTACCATTATGTATCATGATATCAATTTGATCAATAATTGAGTTATACCAAAGTTGACCATCTGCTGCTGTTGCTGTTGGAGCAGTAGCACTTGCAGTATAGTTTAGTGCCTGCCAGTTACTTGCTCTATAAACTTGTGGCTGTGTTCCGCTATCTGTTCCTGGCTCATATGACACAAATTGTGTACCAGAGTTAGCATCTACATAAGGTGAAATTCCTAATCTTACAAGAGAAGCAAATGATCCACTTCCGTCTGTAATTTTCATTTCGCCGCCTTTGCTGTGTTTAATAACAATTCTGTTTTCAGCATCTACTTCTGCGCTTACATTTGGTATGCCTGCACTTGTAATTGCAGTTGCCCAAGCAATAGCTTGTGCTGCTGCATCTTCTGAACCAGTCATTGTAACACTAACAATACTTGAATTAAAGTTACTAAAGTCAGCATCGCCTGGGGCTGTTGACTGAATGTACATGTTATATGTGCCTGCTACAAAACTACTATCTTCAATAATACCAGTTTTAATTACTGTAGAACCTATAGCACCACGTCTAAATACTTTGAACGAAGACATTGGAAGTGTATCGCCCGCAACGTTTGTTAGAATAAACAAGTCGCCAATTTGTAGATTTTCGCCGCCGCCTGTTCTATCTAATTCTAGGATTGAATCTTGTGCAGAAGCAAACATTGGTGCTTCAATTGAATCAAATAGTCTAGTCTCAGAGTTAAAAAGTTTCACTCTCCAACGTGCACCTAAATTTGGTTCAGTTGTTTTTAACCATACAGATCCAGTTGGTCTACCAGTAACACCTGAAGCCTTTTTAAAGCTATCCGGAATCTGTGTGTGCTTGCTAATTTGTAATGCTGGTGGATAATAAGTACCAGCTGTTAGTCCTAGTGCAGTTAGTGCTGAAGTATCGTTTCCTGCACCTGCTGCAATTACAACAGGACCTGCTAATGTGCTATCAGCACCGCTTGTAGTACCATCGCTGTAAATTGCTAATCTGTTGTCAACTGCTGCTGCACGTACACCGCCGATGCCTAAGCCGTTAATGTTACTAACAATCTCTGCAAGAGTATTACCGTTGCTTAGTGTTACTGTTGTATCATTTAGTGTAAATGTTGAAGCACTAACTGATGGATTTGCTGTTGAACCTCTAACTGCTGGCCAACTGTCTCTCCAGTCGTCGCTGCCTACTTCTACCCAATCTCCGTCAGCAGCTCTGTACCATACAGTAACTAATTTATTAACAGCAACTACAGCGTAGTCTCCAATTTGTCCAATTGATGCTAGTGGTGCTCCTGGAGCACTTTCAGTGCCAGTAACTTGACTTGCACTTGTTAGCACTAATGGAATTTTATTAGTGAATGTTTGTCCGCCTGTTACTGTAACATCTGCGTTATTCCATTCTTGGATACCCCAAAGTGTTGTAGTTGTGTCTAGCCAATAAGTGCCAGCTGCTGGATCAGCAGTTGGAACAATTGATGTTGGCTCTAGTTGTGAAGTGTCAATTGGAGCTCTAACAATCCATGCTCTGTTGCTTACACCTAAGAACGAGTATGCTGCTTGTAGTCCGTATTCGTTAATTTCACTTCCGTGAATTGCGTTGTTGCTTGCGTCAACTTGGAAAGTTGGATCGCCAAATGTTTCAGCTAGGTCACGCTGTGATGTCATCAAGAACGGCTTACCAGCATTTTGAGCTAGTGTACCTTGCGCTGTACCTGTACCCGAAGCATTTGTTTTATCCTGTGCCGATGCACAGAAAATTACTGGAACTGTACCTGGTTCAGCTGGAGTATAAAAACTCTCATTTACTACGCTAACCTGTACACCTG